CTGTATTACCTGCAAGAGCTGTAGTAGAACTCGTACCTAGTTGTAGTAATGCTGTATTACCTGCAAGAGCTGTAGTAGACGTAGTGCCTAGTTGTAGTAATGCTGTATTACCTGCAAGAGCTGTAGTAGACGTAGTGCCTAGTTGTAGACTAGAAGTTCCTGGAGTAAATCCTAGTGCATCTGTTACTAAAGTACTTGTTATACCTGTTAGATATACACTCGTATCTATACTATAACCCCCTGAGCCATTGGTTTTCATGAAGCCACTAGACCCTGAAAAGTCTCCATCTACGAGTACATCCGCATGAGAAGTTTCTGAAGTCAAGTAACTAGGGTCTGAAGAAGGTACCCACGAAGGTGTTACATCTGCATTTTCATCAATGGTGTCTAACTTAGTCCCATCTGTTGCAAGGTCACGACCGTCTACTGTACCTCCGACAACAATATTATTAGGTATAGTCGCATTGCCGGAGTTATCAAAGATAAACTGCTTATACGCCGATGCAGATTGCAGATTTGTCATGAATCTTACGCTACCGTCAGTTAGAAGATAAATTTCTTCATTATCAGGATTTGGATGATATCCTCCCGCATCAGGATCATAACTTCTACCTACATCTCCGGAAGCAAGAATTAAAGAGTCATCTGCGGAAGCGAGCATTAAGCCTCCGCGTCCAGTAGTTTGCCACAAACCGCCGCTTCCGCCATTGCCCATAGCGATAAGTTTTCTTTTATCTCCTACTGCTGTTGGATTGTCTAGTACATCTTTATCTGGGAATAAAATATAAGTGCTATCAGTACTTGTGCCTACTGTTAAATTTGAAGTGAGTGTCTTTGCTCCTCCAATTGTCTGAGCACCGCTTGTACGAACCACGGTGCTGTCTACAGCTATTTCACCATTACTTGAAGTAAAGCTAATACCTCCACCAGAAGCTCCTGAAATTGCTGCTCGAACACGAGAGTCTAAGTAATAAAGATTATTATCGCCTTCTGTTAGGTCATCAGTTGTTAGAGTTCCAAAACTAGAGGGAGATCCTACAATATCTCCTATAAAGTCGCCATAAAAAGTGTCTGCAGTTACATTCGTGTTCCCAAAGTTCCAACCCGCTAGATTACTATTTGGCCCAAGACCTGTTTCTGCATATACTAATCTTACATTGTCAGAGTCTCCTCTTTCTACCTCTAAACCGGCCGTTACGCTTGTACCAGGAGTTCCTGTTTGACCACTATTTACAACAATTATATTGTCTTCAACTGTTAAAGTAGCAGTGTTAATAGTAGTGGTTGTACCATTTACAGTAAAATTACCAGTAACAGTAATATTATCTGAGAACGTTTTATCTCCTGCAATTGTCTGAGCACCACTTGTACGAACTACAGTGTTATCGACAGAGAACTCATTTCCTACAGATAAACTTAATCCTGCGCCGGCACTATAAGTATTGGTTGTATCAACCCAAGGTACATTAACAACTGCTTGACCATCACTATTTAATTGGATACCGTAAGTTCTACTATTAGTAGTAGAAACAGTGTTTGCGGCAACAGATTGTTCCGTATCACTAAAGAGCTCTATACCTCCTTTTGCGCTTGCAGTAGCTGTAGGTATTCTAGCAGAGCTAAAAGTTCCTGAAGTAACAATCCCCGCATCTGCCGTAACATTTGCAAGAACTCGGGAAGAACTAATTACTACATAATCGTCAACTTTAAAGGCATTATTAGTACGAACAATTCCGCCAAACCTGTTTTCTACATCATCAGGAATCCATAGGCCATATGCATTTGTTGGCTTAGTGCCTTGATAATCACCATAAAATAGATATCCATTCGTAATTGTAGGAGAAGGAGCGCTATCGTTATGGTCAACTATAGACATCATGCCATACACATTATCAATAGTAATTGCACCCAACCCGCTGTCAAACTGTACTTTCCCATATACTCCATGAAGCGTATTAATATCTGAAGTATTAATATCATCAACTTGAGTTAAAAAGTATCCTCCGTAATAATTGGAATTTCCATAAGTTGACTCAGATTGTGCGTATGCACTCCCGTATACTCCATAAATATTATTAGCCTGACCACTGCCTGTAGTTCTGTTTATCCCGTATCCAAAAACGCCTTGAGTATTCGTGACAGTTCCTGCGTTTTGGTGCGCGTATGTTAGCCCGTAAGATCCTCTAATATTTGTGATCGTGCCGGATGTAAAATCATCCGCTCTTGCAAGGGCATAACTACCTACAATGAGGTCACTATCTCCAGTAGCTCGGACATCACTGAAAAGACCATACACTCTATGTTCATCCGAAGTATTCCCTCCTGAAGCACTCGAATCAACGTCAATATATAATCCTACATGATTTCTATCTGCATCTAAAGCAGTAGTTCCAGAGACATTATAGTCCAGTTTCATTGCATTAAACGAAGAATTAGCTGATGAATCTGTAGCAGTTATACTTACTCCATTATTGCTAGAATGTGAAGACGATATAGTAGTTGTACTAAGAGCTGTACTCTCTTGGTACGGCGTATAACCTAGTGCAGTTATTACTTGCGAGCTTGTTATACCCGTTAAATATGTACTACTATCTATACTATAGTTTCCAGACCCATCGGTTTTCATGAAACCAGCAGAGGAAAAGTCTCCATCTACAAGTACTGCTGTATTACCTGCAAGAGCTGTAGTAGACGTAGTACCTAGTTGTAGGCTAGAAGTTCCTGGAGTAAACCCTAGTGCAGCTATTACTTGCGAGCTTGTTATACCTGTTAAGTATGTACTAGTATCTATACTATAACCCCCTGAGCCATTGGTTTTCATGAAGCCACTAGACCCTGAAAAGTCTCCATCTACGAGTACTGCTGTATTACCTGCAAGAGCTGTAGTAGCACTCGTACCTAGTTGTAGACTAGAAGTTCCTGGAGTAAACCCTAGTGCAGCTATTACTTGAGTACCTGTTATACCTGTTAGGTATGTATTAGTATCTATACTATAGGTTCCAGATCCATCAGTTTTCATGAAACCACTAGACCCTGAAAAGTCCCCGTCTATAAGTACTGCTGTATTACCAGCAAGAGCTGTAGTAGCACTCGTACCTAGTTGTAGACTAGAAGTTCCTGGAGTGAACCCTAGTGCAGTTGTTACTTGCGAGCTTGTTATGCCCGTTAAATATGTGCTAGTATCTATACTATAGTTTCCAGAGCCGTCGGTTTTCATAAAACCATTAGACCCTGAAAAGTCCCCGTCTACGAGTACATCAGAAGCGGTTTGAGGCTGTGCGCTTAAGGTAGCTTCTGTTCCATTTACAGAAAGATTTAAGCCTGTAGTAAAGTTAAAAGAAGCAATTCCTGTACCTTCGCTAGTACCGTCTTCTTTTACTTCAATATCCGCCGCTGCAGTTGCGTTAACAATTGAGTTTGCATCAATAGTTACACCTGATAGTATAAGGTCTGATCCGTCAAATACAATGTTTTTATTTGTATTACCAAAGACCATTTTACCATCAGTAAGATCCATAAAGGCGCCACTTTCTGAACCTGTAGGAGTATTTTGATTAGAGGTTCTAGTAAATATAGTATCGGGCATAGTACCGCCCTTCATAGTACCCGCAGTTATATCCCCCATGTTTGCTGTAAGAGCAGAAAGTGTGGTTGTAGTAATGTCAGACGCATTAATAGTTGTTGCATCAATAATTGTTGATACAATACTATTTGCTTTAATGTGATTTGATTGAATAGTAGCTGCAGTAAGCAAAGACGCAACCACTGAACTTGCTTCAATATGTTTTGAAGTAATAACATTCGCGGCAAGAGTATTTGTAGTAACACTATTAGCAATAAGTTCATTGGTAGTAATACTATTTGCTTGTATTTTATCTGCGTTAATTGAGTTTGCTTGTATTTTATCTACACTAATACCGCCGTCTTTTACTGCAATTGTACCATCATCAAGAGTTTCTGTGGTACCTTCTGAATCGTCCGAAGAACTTCGTAAAGTAATAAAGTTATTTGTTGAAATTGTACTTCCGCTTTTTGTGACTTCAGCAAAGATAGAGTCGTTTGCGTAATCAGGGCGGAAAGCAGAGCGATAGCCTGTAATACTTGATTTTGCAGCATCAAAACTGCGATCAATAAGTAATTTAGTATCTGAAATAATAGAAATTACAGTTGCACCATCGCCCCCAGAAGGATTAGTCGAGTTTTCTAAGTTAAGAACATCTCTAAGTTTTACATTTGTGTTAAACCCGCTTCCTGTAACTTCGTTCGAGTTTGCTGCAATAGAAACTGTGCCAATAGAAGTCCAAGCCGTTGAAAGTGCAGCATTACCTGTACCTACATCTCTATAAAATTGTACGTTAGACAAAGCAGTAGAGTTGTACTCTAATAACTTTAATGAAGGCGTAGCAACATCTAAGTAAAGGTAGTATTCTTCGCCTGTAGAGATGTTTGAAACATTTTTTGTTCCGGATATTGTATACGTAACAAAAGGATTAGTTATTGAAGCAACGCTTGCATTTGTAGCTTGAAACTTGAAGTGATTATTAGAATCAACTACACCTTGTGCAGTAGAAATTACGCCTTTTGGTATACCTCCTGCCATGCGAGGTACATTTTCACCAAAAGGATCATAAACCCCGTAGTCAATTGCACTAAACGAAGAAAGATTTCCTTTTCTTGAGATTGCACGAACTTTGAAAGTAGCACTACCATTAGGTACATTATTAAAAGCTACTTGACGTGCTGCAGTTTTTATGGGGCTTTCTACTCCTGTAATTGTGTGCGTGACTTCATATTGAGCTATAAGGTCTGAGTCTGGCTGATCCCACTCGAAGATTAGTTCTTCTCCAGGGCTTTTAGCATCAGTAGCAAGAATAATTCTAGGATTCACAGGACGAGGTATTGTTACAGGCTCCTGCTCAATGTAAATCGTAGCAGGGGTAACTCCTAGTTCATACTCTTCATCTACTGCAATAAACTTTTCATTGAAGTATTCTACTCCAGTAATTGCAAAGATATTAGGGCTTTCTTCTGCAATACTTAAAATTTTGTACAGCTTCCCCGACCCTGCAACATTAAGCCCCCCAGAAGTTTCTTTGAGTGCCCAAATATTGTGCTTAGAGGGAGTAATGTCAAAAGTAGCAGAATTTGCAAGAGTTACGCTATTTGTAGTATTTCCTGGGTTTGTAATTTCATGAGTTTCTACGTAGGTATAGGGCTTCCATAAAGTAGGAATTAGTTCTGTTCCAGAAGAATCAAGAAATGCATTAGAAGCCTTTTCCTCTGTATCCAAGTCTTCTAATTGGTATGAAGAGCCATCATATACATACGCTTGATCTATCTTTTCTCCTTTTTCATAAGTTACCGAATTTATAGTTATACTACTATCTGAAGCATTTAAAGCAGCGGGATCTGTTACAAGAGTACTAAGTTCATAAGTAGAGCTAGAATTAAAAGAAACATTCCTATCAAAAGTAAGAGTTGTAGAAGTAGCAGAACTTGTACGACCACTGTAAGAAATTCCGAATCTGTCTGCATCTTGTATGTTTACAACATCTCCTGCTTTAATATAATGCGCAGCTAAAGAGGTGTTAAAAGAAATAATTTCTGTTTGATTCTGTGCGGTCCAAAGTTTCCATTTACCATACCGTATAGCTTGGCTTTCAGAGGTTGCTCCAAAAGCCACAACACTTTCACTAATAATTCTGCCAGTCCTAACAATAGCCTCTCTATCTTCTACTACTAAAGGCACGGGCTGATAGTTAATTGTAGGATCGTTCCAGGTAACTACAACTTGATTAACTCTAGTACGAGCTCCTGAGGATTCATAGGAAAAAGCGCCCTCTATCACGTTTCCTTTTGTAAAGTTATAAATAGGATCTTGAGGAGCATCTTGTACAGCTGTAACTTTGCTATCATGCCAATACAGCAGCCCTAAGAAAATTGTCGCAAAGTCTTTTAGTACTTTGTATACATCGGTTGCTTTTGTAAGGAACACATTTGCACGAAATCTCGGCTCAACTCTACAGGCTTTTGCGTGTATAGTTGTAATAGTGTTGCCTGTGGCTTGAAAAATTGTGCCGACGGCATTACTAGAAGCACCAACGGTGCTCCAATCCATAGAGCCAATTGTTTTAATTTTATAGAATTCTCCAATTACCAAAGGAGTAGTAGAGTTATACTCACTCCCGTCTTCTACTAGTTCATCACAGTATCGAGCTACTCTGTATAAAGCGTACTTATCAATATCGCTTTCTTGTATCCATTTTCCCGCTCCGTAGCGGTTGTTTGTTACTATATCATAAAATACCCAAGCAGGATTGTCGGTATAAAACAAAGTATCTCTAAATTCCCCATCCCAGAACCCCTCATACTTTGCTATTCCAGTAGTTGAGTACTCTCGAGGAGTATATGTAGAAGGTACTTTGACAAGCTTTCCTTCTAATAAATAACTTCTTTTAGGAACACCGTCAAATTGACGTGAAGAAAAACTAACGGAAGCCACAGAACTATAAGGGTATGTAAAATAGTCTTTTATTACTGCACGTAAACTATCTATAGAAGCCGTTGCAGATAGCTGCCACTTTGTCTTTTTTTCATCGCCCTCATTAGTACCATCTCTTCGGACAGGAAGCCCTAAATGTCGAGTTACTCTAAAAACTCGAACTTCAAAGTCTTCGAAGGGCCCCACTATATTTCTATAGCCATCTAAGTTTATATCGTGGTCAAAAGAAATTGGCGCATTAGTATTCCCGTAATGTCTTACATAAGTGTCCCCAGGAAATAGACTTTTCCAAGAACCATAAGCATTATTCTGCTCGAATCGAATTTGCATTACATAAAAAGCATAAGCGGTTTCTTTATCCCCTTTTTCTATATTAATTGCTTGAAATGCGGGATATTTTATACTAAAGCCAATTTCGTCTGCTTCTGCAATTTTTACGGCAGTGTCTAAGCCAAAAGCACTACTAGGCAAAACAGTAACAGATGTTGCCATCAAATTTTCAAAATCAGGAGTTCCTGGATATTCTTTTCCTCCTCCTATATTAGGTAAACCATTCTTATCAAAAATAGTAACGCCTAAGCTATCTGCTAAAGTTTGGCTTATAATTTTTAACTCTTGAGGCCCGTTTATAAGACTTGTGTTTCCTGGAACTGCTACTGACCCACCCACTCCTCCAGTAGAAGTCGTAACAGGCTGAAATAGCTCACCTTTTCTAAAATCAACATTTAATTTATGAATCTTTGATACTGTTGAGGATAGCCCTGCAGATGTTTCTCCATTATCAGAAATTGTAGTTTGGGCTCCAATAATAAACTTATAAGAGCCTGAAGTAGGTGCAGCAGCTAAAGTTACCTGATTACTTTGAGAATTAATATCTGTTATAGGTATTGTATAGTCAACAATTACAGTAAAAGTACCAGAGGTAGGAATTTGATTGCCCATTGTCATGATAGCAGCAGAGTTCCCACTAGATACAAAGAAAAATCCTAAAATTGAAAAATCGTCTTGTACTAAGCTAACCGTCGCAAATGCATTTCCACTTAGTTGTTGACCAGAGGCCCAAGAACTATCAAAAGGAGAGCCTGATGTAGGTAATAAAGTGAGTGTTGTTAGTCCATTATTTTCGGAGCTATTTGTTACTGTTACCGTTGTTTTTCTGTAATTTTGTAAAGTGATAGACCTCGGAGAGTTTTCATCCAGCTCTAGTCCCGATATGTCGAGCTCATCTGAAAGAGTTCCCGTGGCCGTTCCTGAAAAAGTTATATCACCAGAAAAAGTTTGCCCGTCCCCTGTAGGCTGATAAGAAGTATACTGTGAAAAATTTGCATCTTCTACAGAAACATCATCTAAATGTACTCCTGCCTGCCCATTTACTAGACCTCTAATAGGGCCTTCGCAAATTAAATCAGTTACATTTACATTTTGCGCAGTTGAGCCTCTAGGGGCTAATCCTTTTGGATTAAGTCCATCGTTCAAAAAATTTGTGAAGGGTATATTAAATGACATTATTCTGTGTACCTTTTATTTATTAAAATCCGCCGAAGTTAGGGAAAATTCGTATAGGGGTGGGAGGAGACTCTGGGTTGTTTCCAGGACCCGGAACTACATTAGGAGTAGTGGTGTCTGCAGGAGAATCCATAAGTACTCCTCCATGATCATAAAAATTTAAACTCTCATTTCTAACATGCAAACTTATAGGACGTCCAGGAACTCGTAGCTTTCCGTATAAAACAGGAACTGGGTCACCTTCTATAAGAGTTTGTCCTGTACCTTGAAATAAATAACTTTCATCTTGATCGTTATCTACACTAGGATCAGGGGCCATCATTTGTTGAATACCTGTCATAGCAAGATTAGTTGCCATGGATAAAGCTGCTAAACCTGCATAAGCTTTTAAACTGCCTCCAGCTTTTAGTCCTGTAGCAATATACCCTTCCGCCCCAAATCCTCCTGTAAAGTACACGACTGCAACTAATGCTATTGCGGCAAGTATTTTTCCTCCTGCACTTTTAGAGCCTGCAGGAATAGGAGTAATTAACATATCCCCCTCTCCGTATTCTAGCAAGAGTTCCGCTTCACTAGTTAAGGGAGTATTCGCGACTTCGCATACAAAGCCTATATTTTTTTCTTCGCAATCTATTAAGTATTTTCGTATTTCTGGATAATTACACTCTAAGCAGCGAAATACTTCAGAAAAAGAATCTACATTCATAGTAAACTCTTTTCCAAATTTTTGACCTAATTCCCCTTCTAAGTATACTTTACGCTTCATGACGATATATTCCTATAATATGTTTACCCCAAAAAGGGTAAAGAGACTCTCTACATGAAAGTCTGTTTTCTGCATGATGAAAAAATACATCATTCGATAAGTAAACCCCACAGTGGTTTCCGAGGGAGCTTTCTACTGCAAAAACTAATAAATCATTTTTCTGGGGGGAGTCTACTTTCTTAAACCCCCATTCACTAATTACTTCTTCCGTAAAATAGTCTAGTCCCTTTAACCACCAGTCATCTTCAAATGCGGCTCTTCTTGGGATTTTTATGCCTTCAGCCCCCAACCAATCTCTCATAGCTTCAAAGCAATCATTTACGCCAAATTCATACTCTCTACCAATCAAGGGATTAAAGTTTTCTTTTGGGTGTACTATGTTTAATTCTAAGTCTGGGTAGCTAAAAATATAGTAAGGTATTCCTAGTCCATTACAATTATTCATATCATTTTGACTAGGAGCATTACTAGCATAAATGTGGTTATGCACAACCGCATAAATATCTGCTTTCTTTTTTACTTCAAACCAATCTTCAGAAGACATTACAAAATCTTCTTCCGTTTCTGAGACATTAGTACACGGAAACCATTTTTTTCTACCTTTTACTATTCCTATTATCCCACAGGCTTCTCTAGGATACTCTGCCTCAAAATGTGCTTTTATTTCGTCTATCATCTAAACTGTTTTGCTCCCGGAAATCCTCCAAATGGTAATGCAAAAGTGGTATTTAAATCTTCATTAGCATTATTTCCTTGAAACCGAATTTTACATGAATTTAATGTTTTGCCACAAACGTCTAGTCTTTTCCAGTATCCTCTCGAAGTAGTTGGGTTGTGTTGTCCGTTAGAAGTTTCTGCAGGCACCGCTCGTATAGCTTCCCATATCTCTGTGTGCCCGTTTCTAACTGTTTTTGTTTTATACCCTGCCGACCGAGGACCGTTTTGAGTAGTATTATCATAGGTTGGAATTGAAGAAATATTTTTAGTAATTATATTATCATCTTTATCAAAAAATCTGCCTCTACTGTCTATAGGCCAAGTACACCCTCCATCTTTAGAGGAAACTACAGGGTTTTGAGATCTGTCAGGCTCAAAGTACCCTTGGTACTTCCAAGGACAGTATTTTCCGATTACAACTCTATTTGGTAATAAGACCCCCTCTATATCTATAGGTGTTGCTAGCTCAAATTGAACTACTAAATTATTTTCTTTAGAAACCCTATCAATAGCATAAGTTTGGGAAGGAAACTCTATGGGAGAAGAACTTGGTGCGGAAGCTGAACTAGTGTAAGTTTTGGACAGTAAAGTTCTTCTTATTATAACTCGCGAGTTTAATAAATCTTCATTATTTAAAATTCCTTCAGAATTTAGTATGTCTCGTATGTCATTTTCGTCATCAGTCCCATCAGAATTATTTACAATACTTCTAGAAAGTACAGGAATATTTGCTAAGCTTAGTGTAGGCCTATTAGAGGCTCCAGAACTTGTAACTTCTATTCCAGTTATTTCTATAGGTATTGCTACATACTCTTTTAAAGGATATTTATTATAAGTAGCAGAACTATCATCAGAGTCTATTTCTTTTTCTGGAAAGTAAAGATTAGTTGTGCCGTCCTCTAGCCCATTAAAAAAATAAACAACTGTTCCACTTGGTAAAGTAATATCAAATAACACTACTATTGCATCATCTATTTCTTGTAATTGTACTGTATCAATTATATCGCTCATGGTTCGTAAACTCTTCGTAATGTGCAAGTAAGAGAGTGAAAGTTCTCTCTAATATAGTTTATATTATAAGTATCGCAGACGACTTTCATAGTTGTATTAGAAAGGTTGCCTCCTGTAAAAGTATCTGTCACTGTAAAGTTAAAGTTTTTTGCCGCTCTTTCATCAAAAAAAGCAGCTATTAAATTTATATCTTCAGCCGTACGATTATTAAAAGATAAGTTAAAAGAATCCTCTTTTGTGTTTATACCATCAACAACTCTCTGCTCATACCCATCCCCAAATTTTGCTGTAAGAATGCGGTGGTTTGAAGAACGGGACATTCCTCGATCTGCAGTAGCCTCAAAAGAAGGCTGTCCTGAAGTGTTTTTTAAACTGTTTACGTCAGAAGCAGATATTGTAAAACTAAAAGTACTCATTATTAGGCTCCCATTGGATTAAGTATTCCGCCAGCGCGTTTTTGATTAAGTAATTCTTTTTGAACTACAGATGCAATTGCTGCTCCAAGATTTGCGCCATTATTACTATCTGCCTGTTTATCTTGTTGAGCGTTTCCTTGTCCATCAATCGCTACGTTTACAGTAACATTATTGTTCTGCCCTGCTCCGTTTATGTCTACAGGAATTGATTTTCCATTCGGAAGAGGCACAATAGCTTCAGCTCCGTGCATCATTACTGGGTACCCTGATTGAGGCCCTTTAGCAATACCTCCAGTAGCAAAGCCTGACATTGACTTTCCAGAAGCATCATACATGCCTCCATACCTGGCTATTCTATTCCCTGCGCCTCCTAAGCCTTGATACCCGGGCATATTTCCTTGGGCTCCCATTCCTCCCATACCTGCATCAATTGAAGTAGTTTTTGCGGCGCCGCCCGCAAACATAAAGGAGTTAAGAGTCATTTCTACAATTTTCATTGCAATTAGTCGGGCAATCATTTGAGAAATCATTTGTAGCACTGACTGAGTCATGCTTAAAAATGCTTCCTTTAGGTTCTTAGTACCTTGGATAACACTGTCAAAAGCACTAGCCATTCCGGTTTCAAAAGATTGAGCTACACCAGACGCTAGTCTATCTGTAAATATTAGGTTTCTTTGAGTGGCTTGCAATTGAGCTTCTGCCAGACGTATTTCTAGTTCAGCCTCAGCTACTCTTTTTTGGTGGTTTGCTTGGCTTAAGGCATCTTCCTCTACATGTAGTAAATTTAATTGTTGTCTGAGTGCTACTTTTTCTCTCAGGTCGAGCTTGGCTTGCTCTTCTGCTCGTTGTCTTGAAGACTGCTCTCTCGTTCCTGATGTAGATAGTTCCGCCCCTTCAAGAACCTTATCAATTCCTAAACGCTTTTTTGCGATCGCAACTTTATCTAATTCTATTCTAATTTTTTCTAATTGAGTGGCTAGTACATCTGGATCTTCCCCTAACACCTCTCTTGAAAGCTTATTCTTATTAATAGTAACCGAATCTTGCCCGTATAAAGTTCTTATAGAAGTATTAATTGCTTTAATTAAATTATTAATTCTTTTTAACCCTATTTCTTGCTCAAGAGGGTCTCCCGTTCCTATTGTAGCCCTTAAATTAGTTAAAGAATCTTGTAACGCAGCTTCGTCAGCAACCAAAGCGGCGGCGGCGGCTTGTTGGGCTAAAACTTTTCTTATTGCTTCTTGGCTTTGAGGGTTATCAAGTGCGTCTTTGATTGCTTTCGCAAACGCAGGAGGAAGCCCTGTACTACTTTCAGCAACTAGGCCTGTTAATTCTGTTGTAAGTTCGTTAGCCATAGATCCAATATTTAAAGCTCTATAGATTTGAGCTATCTTATCTTCTTTAGACTGTAGCCGGGGATCATCTATACCACTAATGGCTTGAGCCTCTTGTTTTCTTAAATTAGCTAATCCTTGTATTGCCCCTCCGAGATTTAAAGTCGAAATACTTCTTGCAACATTTACAATACTAGTTGAATCAAACCCTATTAATATATTTTTAAAGTCTGAAAAAAGAGTTTTATACTCTTCTACAATTCCTTTTACCTTTTCTAACCTATCTTCTTCTATTTTTATAGCTTCTTTTCTAGCATCATTGGTGTCTTGCACTACTTGTAATTCTTGTCTTGAAGTGCCTAATCTAGTCAGCACTTTATCTTCTAGTCTGTCTAAATAAGAATCAATACCTGAAGTATTAATTTCTCCTATTTTTAAGCCTCCGTCAAATACTGAATTTACTAAAGAATTATCTAAAAGCTTATTTAACCCTGCAATTATAAAGTTAAAAAGTTTTCCTACTAGTTTTACGGTATTAGATACCATTTTTTTAAACCCATCAATAACGCGAATTGGAGATTCTGCTAGCTTATCTACAGCCTTTGCGATAACAAGAATTCCAGTTATTAAAAATCCTCCAAATCTTACAGCTTTTTTTAGTTTATCAAAGTGTTTTGCTGCAAATTGTCCTGCTGCTGCAAGTTTACGAACTGCCCAAGTAGCGCCTTCTGCAGTTTTACGAACTGCTTTTATAGCCCCAACTACTATTTTTCCAAATACTTTTTTTGCTTTTGTTCCGTACGAGACTGTATTGTTTCTAAAATGCTTTAACTCTTTTCGCATATCTTTGATAGCGTCTACAGTCATTCCAGCAAAAGCTTTGCTAGAAGTTTCTCCAGTTTCTTCTATTTCTTTCTGAACTCTTTTTAAATCTTTTTCTAGCCTGCCAAGAGCTTGAGGGGATATTAACTCTCCATTTTTTATTTTTTCAAGAGTTTTGGAAGTTGCTCCTCCAGCAAGTGCTTTTTCTGCTCCGCCCGCAAGTTTTGAAGTAGTATTCTCTACTGCTTCTTCTAATAATAGTTCTGCGAATTCTATTTCATCGGATAACTTTTGAGCAGCACTACTAATAAACCCTCCTGTTTTTTTACCAATGAACCCCGTGACTCCTGTGGTAATTGATAGTGCTCCTTTTGCGAAACCTGCTATTTTTCCAAAAACAATACCTATGCCTGTACTAACTCCTGCAAGATTAGAAATAACAAGAACCGCTAATGCTCCAAAAGCCGTTGCTGCAACCTTTGCATTTTTATTAATTAAGTTTACAAGTGATGTTATCGGAGGCATTACTTTTTGTATAACTTGATGGCTTATATCCTCAAATGTTTTAGCTAGCTGAACGAATGGATTTGTTTGGGCTTCTTGCTGTCCGAAAGTATCGTTAAGTTGACGCATTGTCTCAACAAAAACTGCTTGGCTTCGTTGAGCAGTTGTTAAGTTTTGCCTGGTTGTTCCTATAGCCTCTGCGTATCTGTTTGTTGCTTCTTCTAATCTAAGAGTAATACCTAATTCATCTAACAATTCTGGTTCAGCTTTTGAAACACCTCTAAGTAATCTATCAAATGTATCATCAAAGTTTCTACCTAAAGCAGCGGAAGCTTTTGTGGCTCCAACGACTAATTCTTCTAGTTGTCCGCCACTAAACCCTTTTGCTACGCCAATTGTAGCTGCTTGTGCGGCTTCCTGAAATCCTAGCATTCCTTGGGAGGCTTCTCGTAAGTTGCCTGTAAGACTTTGAATAGCTAAACCTGTTGAAGTTGCAAAACTTACTTGTGATTTTCGTAAGTTCTCTAAATCTGCGGCATTTTTTAAGGCTCCGAACAAAGCAGTAAGAGCA